TGGACCCCGAGACATCCCGCACCTCCCGTTTCAACACCTCATCCGCGGCCAGGGCCCCCGAAGATACGAAGACTCGGACCTTCGGAGGGGGCGAATCCCCTTCCCCTTCCCCTTCCATATACGGTCGAATCCCCGTCATGACCCGGTCGACCCATCCCTCCCCATCGGTTCCCATACCGCCATCGACCTTCACCACCTGGATATGGGAATCCTGGCAGGTCCACTCGGTCAAGGTATGAATCACCCGAGTCTCGGGGTCGTCCACCGTCATCACACAGACAATGAGTTGCCGGCCTTCCCACCGAGACCGGACCCGCTTCTCCATCATGGTATAGAGCTGGATTTCGATGGTCTCGGCCAACAGGGGACCCTGGGGATCCCAGCCTCCCCGTAGGAGTCCCAGCCCCCCGTTGGGGGGTAAGGTATAATAGCAGGTCTCTCCCGCCGACTCCCAGTAGGTATTGATGAGGTTGGACCGAGTGAACCGGTAGCACCGACCCCGGTCCAGGAGTCGGCCACCCCCACCCTCGTCCCCCTCCCCACCCTCGTTCCCGTCCCCACCCCCCTCCGTGGTGAACCCATACATCGTATAGGGAGGAATCTTGTCCGTCAACTCCACCTCTTCATAATAGAGGGGTCGCACCCCCAACGGATCCGTCACCACATACAACACCGAATCGTCCTTGTACACCTGCTGGTCCAATAAGAACAGGGTAAAGGTCCCGTCCATGGCCTGTAACAAATAATCCATACCGTAGCGGAGATAGAGTTGTATGAGGCCGGCCAACGGGTCCGGCGCCTCGAGCCCCCGGGTAATCTCCGCCAAGTTGAAAATCCGCCCCGCCACCAAGAGGGTAATCTCTCCTTCGTGGTACTTGACCGGGGTCACGGTGGTATCCACCTGAATCTTGATACCAAGGGAGTTCCACCCGTCCATATTCACTGCACCGTTCGAGTTCAATTGGAGATGAATCGGTTGGAGGGGCATGGTTGGGAGTGGCCGGTCAGATATGTACGATACTACTACAACCATATAGACCCGATGTATCTATATGGTTTTTACCAAGACCGCCGCGCCCCCGCGGCTCCCGCGGCTCCCACCCCATCCGTCTAGGCCGACGCCGACGGCGCGGGCTTGACACGCTTGTAGAGTTCCAGGGCCACGAGACCCCCGAACACTTCCGCTAAACAGTATGGGACCACCTCCGACGACGGGAGTTGCCCCGCCGACGACATCACCAAAGTCACCGCCGGGTTGATATAGCCCCCCGAAATACTGTGGGTGAGGAGCATCACGAGGGCCAACGTGGCCCCCGCCGCCAACGGGTTCCCCGTGGCTAAAATCACATAGACCAAGAACATGGTGGCGAAAAATTCGACGATATAGGCCTGGAACATCATGACGGTATGGGTGGTTCAATATACCTTATGTCGCGATTTTTCCCCGTCTTTTTCGCAGACAATATGCCCCACCTTGTACCAACGGGGTAAGAACATATCCCGGACATTCCGACCAAAGAGTTCAGTAAACCAGTACCAGGTATAGCACACGATGGGGTCCGGGTGAGGGCACAGCATGGCCGCCCATAAACTGAAGGTACTGTTCCCCGTGATGATACACCGCGATAAGCTCATCAGTAACATGTGTTTCCACTCCACCATATCCATGGGGGCAAAATGGAACGAACATTTAGGAAAAAGGGGGACCAGGCGGAGGACCACCCCCTCGTAGATATCCGTCATATCCTCCTTTTCACAGAACAGGGTCACGGCCACCACCGAGCCCGGTTCCTCCGGCACCGCCCCCACCCCCGGCCCCAGCTTCTCCAGTACCAAGGTCAGGCTGTTCCGGTAATACTCAAAGGGGAGTATGGGATGGATATGCTGGAGACCCTTGTAGTCCCCCCGACGAAAGTGCATGGCGATGGGGGCCACCTCGGTCCCCACTTCCGCCCGAATGGCCGCCTGGTGCTCCCGTACCCCAATCATCTCACAAATCTGGACAAACTCGGCCTCAAAGTACTTGTACGACTGGAAGAAACCACCGAGCTCGTAGACCACCTCGTGCGGTTCGTCGGTAAATTCGCGTATGACCGACAACGGAGGAATGAGGCCCGGGACCATCTCAAAATACTCGTGGTGGGGCTCGGCGATCTCGACCTTGGACCAACCGAGGAACCCGGGACGGGGGACCACGGAGTCCACATCGTCGGCGACATCCATATCCACGGTATAGGGTCGGAGTTTGGCCAAGAGGGTATTCCAATACGTATGTCGGTGGGTGTCTTGGTCGTCAATGAGGGTACGGTATTTGAAAAAGAAGGGATGGCCCGTTTTTAGCGAAAGAGCGATGACCGTAAATATCTGAAAGAGTTGGTTCCCCAACCCCCCGTAGATGGGATGGGTAATCATACCGGTTCCCTCTCGACCCTTCCGATTCTATGTATGCATATAGGATATAAGCCAGTCTTTATTCGGTTACGTCCATTCACCCGAATATCCGACCACACGAATATCTACCCCCATTATCTCCTCATTATATTATACGATATCCTATCCATTAGAACATGTCACTCGGCTACCGTAACATGATGATGTATAATAACATGGGCCCCAACCTGGGTGGAGGAATTCAAGGAGTGTCCCCCATGCAGACGGCCACGTCGAAACGGGACAGTGGTGACGCGGTCACCCGCCGGGTCATCGTCCGCTCTTGGAACAATGCCTATGCCGTGGGTAATGTCAACGGTAAGGGCCGGGCCGTGGGGGAATTCAAGGCGGTCACCAACATCGGGGACTATCTCAGTCGGCAAGACTATGCCTGTGGTAACATCCCGACCCCGGTTCAGCCCAACAATGTCACGTGGCGCTCGCGGATCGGTAGTGTCATCAAGCAGTGTGACGGTACGGGGGTGCCGTGTAGTAATACGAATACCCGGTTTGTCCCGGATTCCAGTGACTATATCAAGTACCGGCGCCAACGGGCCCAAGCCCAAACGTACAATGACGTGAAATTCGGGGGGGACCAACACAATGCGTCGTATGTGGCATCCATGGCGGTTCACCGGTTCTAAGCCCGTGCCCACCCCCACGCAGCCACCCATCCCACCCTCTTGAACCCTCGTGAAATATCATACCATCCATTCCCCAGAGATGGTATAATACCAAGACCCCCACACACCCACCCCACCCTACCCGATGGATTTCTCCTTGACCGGCCAGGTGGTCAAGACCTCCCCCACGGAGGAATCGTCCCCCCCACCCTCCCCCGTGGATACCCCCAAGAACCAATATGTGGACCGTATTACCATGGAACTGATGATGAACAAGGCCCACTACAAATCGGTTTTAGCCAAAACGGACCAAGCCAGGTACCAAGAAACCCGGGAAAAAATGGACACCGTCCGGGAACACCGGGAGGACGTCATCACCATGGTGAAGAACCTCTTGGACGATTTCTCCCGTAACGGAAACTATAGTAAATATACTACCCAGGTGAACCGGACCTTTGAGGCCTTTTTGACTGAGTGTATGCAGTATATCGCCGAATATCCCGAGGATGGGGGAGACCAAGACGACGATATGCTGTTTCCTACGGCGACAGGCACCCCCAAGAAGGCCGCCGCCACCGGTCGTCCCAAACGGGCCTGGTAACCAAGATATATCATCACATCATACGACGGATATCATGATATATATATTGTTACCATCTCTATCGTGACCATGCCCAGTATTTTGATCCACCTCTACGAATCGGTCCGTGATGGTATCATACATCTTCGTTCGGGTAAGATTAATCCTGACCCCGACCACGAATCCGAACCGGTCCATACAGAAGAAAAACCCGACGGCATCCAACCGGGTTGGATGACCCCGGGGATTTCCATGACCAAGAAATCCCTCTCCCTCTCCCTTTGTAACGAAAACTCGGGACGAGTCGCACCCACCGTGAGTTTAGTAGAGACCCTTCGATGTATGATTCATAACCGTCTCTTTCCCTCTCGCGAAATTATTTTTTCCAAGAACCTTGCTCGACATAACGAAATTGTTCCCTGTCGGACGGAAGTCTTTCATCCTGTGTATCCATTACCAACCCCTCCGGCCTGAACCCCCATCCCACCGCATCCCCACCATCCCATATCCATGTATCATGTCATACTTTGCATATCTCGGAGCCGGCGCCGTACCTCCATGAGCTGGACATCCACCACCGGAGGTTGTTTGGCGATGTATTGGACCAGTTTGGCCCGTTTAGTCAGTAAGAGGGTCCGGCGCATCTCCGGGAGTTGCTCGAACTTGGCCTGGAGGGCGACGGCCCGTTCCCGCCGGTTGCGGCCCTCGTAGAAATGGGGGTCCATGGTGACCTCCTTGGGACGTAATACCAGGTCTTTCTTGGGTCCTCCCCGTCGGGCCCCCTCCCCTCCCTCCGCCGCCTCCACCGCCTCCGCCTCCGCTCCCTTGGCCCGGAGTTTCCCCGATTTACCCCCCGCCGCCCGGGCCAGCCCCACATCTTGGGCAATCTTACTGTCCGAATCGAGGGCAAACAGGCGAGCAAAGTCTTGGTTCTGGGGTGACGCCCCGGGGTACCGGAACTTGGCGGACTGGTAGTAGTGCTCCACCGAGGCGTACGGGTGCCCTTCCACCACGAACCCCGACCCCGAGCCCCCCGCCTCCGTCGCCGTCCCCACCACCCAACTGTCGTCGAGTTTCCGGCGCCAGTCGACCACCCCCTTGAGGTCCTTGTACTCGGCCATCTTGTCCTTGGGTATCGTCTCCCCCGTCCCCTTCCCGGGTAAAGGGGTCTTCTCACTCTTGGCAAAGAACCGGAATACCACCGTCGAATCGTACAGGTCGTGCTTATCGATGGAGCCCATGCGGGGGCGCCGCTCTTCCGACCCCAGACCTTCACCCTCCACCCCCGCGATATCGATTTCCGTCTCGATCTCGTCGTCACTCTCCTCGTCCGGTGCCCCCATGTCCGGGGCAATCCCCAACCGTACCTTGAAGTTCCGAAAGTCCTCGATCAAATAGTAAATCCCCGAACTCTTCTCGATACATTTATTAATAATCATGGTCTTGACATCGTAGGGGATCTCGGAAAACGTGAGAATCTTCTTGGTCTTATACGATACCAAATTATAGTGGTTACCACTGTACGTCGTCATGATATAATAGTTCGGGTGGAACCGTCCCTGCTGTTCGATGGCCCGGTTCACCTCCCCACAATTGAGCACCGAATGGGGGGCCTCCTCGTTGTAGTATAGTTCCGAGAAGATGACGAGTTTGATGTTGAGTACCCGCTCCAAGGTGGAGATGGCCCACGAATCCGCCCAGTAGCGAGAGGACTGGATATACTCACGGTATTGGTCAAACGTCGTAATCGCCGATAAATCCCCCATGGTCTCGTCGATGACTTCTTGGGTCGATTTCTTCATGGCCACCACTTCTTGGGCTTCCTTCTTGATCCGCTCCTTCTCGGTATCGTTGGCCTCACGGTCCGCACTGGACATGGACTTGTAGCGTTGTTTCCGGAGGGCCACCGTGCCCTGTTTCAGCTGTTCCAGCCGGTGGTCATACTCTCGGATACTCCCCACCAAATCCAGGTAGAGACGCCGGTTCTCTTGGAAAACGTCGTCGGTCACCTCCCGGGCCAACACCGCCCGTAAATCCGCCACGGTGGTATGGTGTCCAATTTGCTTGAAAGCATCACGTATGGTGGCAAAGAGGCAATCCCCGTTGGCCTCGACCGGATGAATGTCATAATAGGGGTTCTTCATGAATTCTTGGAGCCAAGGCCGGCCACTCCGACCCTCTTCAAATTCTTGGCGTATCTTTTCGGCGTCGGCCGGGGATTCCTCCGGTAACAAGGCCGGGGTGGGGGTATGAGGGTCCACCGTAAACACCCCCTTTTTCAACTGGGAGTCGAGCTTGGCTTGCTGGCGGCCGAGGGCGGTCGTGGCCGTCTTGGTCTTGGCCAAATGTAATACATTATCATCGTCGTCACTGTCCGACGAGGCGGCCTCGGTCTCGGTCTCCCTCTCGGTCTCCCTCTCGACCGCGATGGACCCCGTCGTCGCAGGTACGGCCAAGAATTCCGAGGTATTGGAGGGGGTAGCTTTTATCACTTCCGGCGCAAAAGGGTAGAACAACGGAGCCATACGGTCAATATCCATATCACCGTCTTGATCGAGTAAGTCCACCGCCCGGTCCTTTTCGTATTCGTACACCCCGATTTGGATTTTGGGGGCCTGGGGGTCGGTGGGAACCAGATAGATGGGGACAAAGTACACTCCCCGCTCGGCAAATAGGTACTTGGGTTTTCCTAAAGCCATGAGGAAGGTCCTAACAAACGCCGTTTGCTCGTACACCGTGAGTTCGGTATCACAATCCTCCGGATAGACCACCCGGCTGGGGGTATAATGGACCGAGGGATGGATACGGGAGGTCAGTTTTTCTGTTCCAGAATCCGCCCCAGGTTCGGTCTCAGGTTTTGTGTTATTATTCATGATATGGATGATGGTATGGTGGTGGGGGTGTTACGGGTGAATACCACCGAGACGGTTGACGATACGACACGATACGACACAAATACTATATACATAGGGTACGAACAAATATTTACATGGGTTTGTATCGGGTGTCACATACCAAGGTATCCACCCAAAAATAACTGTAATCCCCAAAATATGTCCGGTATATATATTGAACCCCCCGGCCCACCAACCCCCACCCGATGGCCCGTGATAAATCCATGTCGTCCCGCCGTACCCGTAAGGTGTCCTCGTCGTCATCCCATACCCATCCCGGACACTATGCCACCTTCCATGGCCTCCACCACTGGCACAAGGCCATGTTCGAGGAACTGGGCTGGATGATTTTAGCCAAAAAGTACGGCTACATGGATAAGGTCTATGCGTACAAGAACTCGGTGGCTCGCCTCAAAGAAGCCCTCGAAAAACGGATGGCGTCCATGAAGGACACGGACCGTAAGAAGGACTTGTCTATTCTACACCAGAATGTGATTACCTTGATGGAACACGCCGAGAAGGACCTGTGAACAAGGTATAGGAGTCCCCACCCCCGTCCCCCGCCCCCCCTTGCCCCCGCCCCATGTCCGATATTTACACCTGGTGGAACAAGATACATCACACCATCGACGATGCCATCCCCTATGTCTGGTTTCATGAGACCATCCGATGCTGTTACTGTTACAGTGCCGAGCCCCATGGATTCACCGAAGAGCTACCGACGTACCGCCCACGTCAACGTCCTCCCACCCCCACGTACACCCCCGTGAATACCAAACACACCTCGGGGGAGCCCCATTCCATTCAACACTGGCTGGAAGAACATTTACATTTACAACATGCCCATATCCGGCCACCCATGCATACCATCGACCCCCACTATATCATGAAAGATGGACGTATCTTTCGGACGTACCATGCTCGTAGTGCCAAGACCAAACACCCCTGACCAACCCCCATACCACCCCCAATACCCACTTAGAGACAACCCACGAGGAAGGTATGGGGGAGAAAGAGTCCGCGGTGAGTTGCTCGAGCGGTCTAAGAGGACGGACTTAAGACCCGTTGCATATTCTGCGCAAGGGTTCGAATCCCTTACTCACCATCGTGTGGTTTTTGTTTTTCATAAGAACTCTTTTCCCGTTCTTATGAGATTAGATAGATATCCCGAGCCCACTCTCCGAGCCCACTCTCCGAGCCCTTTTACACCTGGCCAATCTGCATGTTACCGCCCGTGGCATTACCCCCCCGGCTGGTCAACAACTGCTTCTGCTTCGCGTCCAGGCACAAATACCCCCGCGAATTCATGAGACCGTACGATTCACAGTCCGTCTTCTTCCCCTCCGCCTTGGAAAACGTGTCCATGGGGTTGGTCGTCGCCTCGTCCTTGGTCACCGGGCAAAAGAGGCCCCCGAAACCCATCAACTTACGGCACTGGTTGTCCGTCGGGGTAATCTCCTTGGCGGTCAACACATCGACACTCTGGTTCTCCGGGTAGGTACTGTAGCCGGTGGGAGCATCCTTGAAGCTCCGGAAGCCCTCGTAGGGGTACATATGGGTGAACAGGAGGTCACGTGAGTACGGCACATAGGTGGACGAACCGATGACCGTGAACGAGAACAGGGCCAGGAGGGCAATGAATATGAAGAAAATGGTCAGGAATTTCATGGACGGGACGGGACGGGACGGCACGATATGGATGGATATTCGTATAGTATGTGACGATATAATACCGTCGCCCGAGTCCGCCCCCGAGCCCTACGGCCGGTACACCGTGGTCGCCTTGACTACCGCCGGTACCACCAGTTCGTGGTGGACATTCCGACGGAACTGCCCCACCTTGGCCGCCACCTCATGCATGAAT